AGGATAGGTAACCAATATGGTCCCTAACAAGAGCCTAGATGAAAGTAAAATCATCGCTGCTGTGCTACACGACGTCTATAACTCGTGTGGTGTTGTGTTCAACAACTCAGTTCGACGAAACACCCTTAATAAGGTGTTTAATAGAACTGCTTCGGAAGGATTGAGTTTTCTAACGAAAACTCTGCCTCGTTTGGGTAAGGCCTTTGATAAGGCTCTTACGTGTAGTACTCCTCTGAACGCTTCTGAGTTGAGATTCGAATCTCAACCTGGAAGTCAGCTGCCGAAACTTTTCGGTGAGCTGTTCAATCGAGTACTTCAACCAAACGGGACACTCCTCCCGGAACCATGCGTTAATAGCGTCAGAGCTATACGTCAACTCCTCTATTTGTTTTACAAATATGAGTTGCCTTATACAGTCGAACAAGAACAACGGGTCGTCGATAAGTTTGAAAAGACTGATCGCGACTTATTAACCGTTAATCCTACCTTAGATTACATCAAAGGTACTATTAATGAGACTATGTCACTGCGCCCTCCTAGATATATATCTAGGGGTTATACTTGGCTAAAGCCAAGGACGCAGATTCACATAGCGCGGGAAGCAAAGCTCCTCTTAACGAGGCTCTTTGCTTCTTTTGACCCGAAAGACATTTATCCTCGACACGGACCTGGAGCTGTTGCTACTAAGCAGCAGCTTTGGGACAAGTATCGTTGGACTAATGTCTCGGCGAGAATCACCAAACATTACCCCCTGGATGAGTATTTTTACGCATCCTTAGGTCATGTTTGTGATTCGGTTGATAGTTTTAAAACTATCACTGATAACAGTCTTCCAGCGCGAGTTGTACTCGTGCCGAAAGATTCACGCGGCCCTCGCTTAATCTCTTGTGAACCCGTTGATTTTCAATGGATTCAACAAGGCTTAGGCAGCGCTATTGTTAAGTTAGTAGAGAACTCTGTGCTTACCAAGCGCAATGTTTTCTTCACTGACCAAGAGCCTAACCGTCGGGGTGCCCAACTTGGGTCCCTAACGGGTAAGTACGCGACCTTAGACCTCAATGAGGCCTCTGATCGCGTGTCACTTGGTTTGGTTCGCCTGCTATTCCCGCCTCACATATGTGAGTACCTGGAAGCATGCAGGAGTTCAGCTACCGTGCTACCGGATGGTAGGGAGATAGAACTAAATAAGTTTGCACCTATGGGAAGCTGTTTATGCTTTCCGATTATGGCGCTTACCATTTGGTCTATCCTTACCGCCGCTGCACCTGACGCAGATACACGAGAGTGTATCTATGTGTATGGAGATGATGTGATTGTACCGACGACTTTCGTCGAAGACGCAATCATCATTCTCGAGTCATTTGGTTTAAAGATAAACCGTGACAAGAGTTGTACCAGTGGATTCTTTAGAGAATCATGTGGCATGGACGCCTTCAAAGGTGTCAACGTCACTCCTGTACGTTTGCGTACAGTCTGGTCATCATTCCGTTCGCCTGACTCTTATACGAGTTGGATAGCTTATGCTAATTCCTTCTACGATAAGGGTTACTACTCCGTCTACGATTACATCGTAGAGCATTTGCATCATTTATATGGTGCAATTCCGACGAAAGACATGAATTTATCATGTCCAAGTCTTAGAGCAGTATCCGAGCACCAACGACCTATACGCTCAAGAGTGAATTCCAAGCTTCAGAAGCTTGAATATCATGTCTGGGACGTTAAGTCAGTTGTAGTACATCATAGTAACTCTGAAGGTTGGTCTAAGCTTCTTCGGTATTTTGCCGAGAAAGCTAACGACTTTAACTGTAAGAGCACTACAATGCAAGCATCTGAACCGTCTTTTGACGAGTTTCACGATGCCTTTTCGGTCAGTTCATACACACGTCGTCGTACTAGCATGCTAGTACGCGGGTGGCGATGATAATCGTGGAAAATTGAACAAACGTTCAACTACCACTGGGCTAGGGC